ACTGTGCAAAAACTCCTGCCAGTAATTTAAATTCATTTTTAAGACCTACATAAAGTCTTTTATGTATCGCTGACATTACTCTTGAACCACGTTCTAAAAGAGCTACGGTTGTACCAACAGCCGCCTGCTGATTCCCGTCACCAACCTGCATGTCAGCAATGGACGCGAATCTTTGTCCTGCTTGAACTACAATTCCCATCAACTGTAATAACGTTGCTGATGGTTCTTTGTAAGGTAAGAATACGAAAGCATCTTTTAGATTACCACCCGGAGTGTCAACATCTTTAAATTCTCCTGGTTGTATATTTTGAGCGTCATCTTTTACTCTGACACCACGTTGCTTAAATCCTGCGGGTAGGTTTGATAATGTCCCGGCATCTAATAACTGACGGAGAGCCGCAGTTGCAGTACGACTCAATCCGCCAATCATATGAATTAATCCTAAGCCATAAAATCCTAGTCCTGGCAGAAATTTGAAGTGGACAAAATATTGGATTTTAATTTTCTTTGGATCATTGGGCGCAAAGTTTCGTCTAATTGACAAAACTTTCCTACTACCTTCTTCGATTGTAACGACGTAAGGCAATTTTATTCCCGATGGTTCTCCGTCAGAACCAACGTCTTCGAATCCTTCTAAGTCTAGATTAACGTGGCATTCTAGAATTGTATATAAAGGATCTACTCTTTGGGATTTTGTAAGTCCTTCGACTTCTCTTTCTTTTTCTTCGAGTTCGTTTGTAACTGTACCGGTTGGTTTAGTTAACTCGATGTCAGAATAAAAACCTGCAGCCATTTGCTTACGCAGATCATTTTCCGACATCTTGATAACATGGATGACTGCTTCCGCATCGTCTAATGAGGTAGCCGTATACGGAACAATAAGATCATCCGCTGGGATAAACTTAGAAACAGCTCTTCCCAATAAATCGTCGTAATAAACTTTTTTAAATGTAGAACCTGATAGAGGTAGATAAAATAACATTTGATCAAACTCAGGTTCATATTCTTTCATTTGATCCATCAATTGATAGTTCATAAAATTTTTAACTCTTTGTGATTGTGCTTCTTTTATAGGATCGGATGCACCCATAACCATAGTTCTAACTGGTCCATCTGCAGGTAATAATTCTTTGTAAGCTAGAGCTTGAAACTGAGTAACTGCTTCAGCTAGCACAGGATGAGTTGCACCACTTGCTCCTTGAAAAGGTTCTGTTCTGTTTGTATACTTAAATCCTAAAAGATCTAAACCTACAATATAAGCTCTTTCCCACTCAGCACGTGAAACTTTGTATTCCATGTAATCACTCTGTAATTGATTTCCCATGGCACTTGTGTCTTCTTCTGGAAGTAATTCGTTTAGGTTTGCAAAATGATCGCCACCTTCTTCAGGCATCGGCATTGCGTTAGGGTCAAAATCAATTGTAGCCCCTTCGTCGTCTTCTGTAATTTCTACTGGTCCCTTACCTAACTTGTCTGCAACATCGACCTCTTCCATCTGTTCTTTTAGAACTTTGTCTTCAGGTCTTTCGTTAGGGAGAGCTTTATCTATATCTGCCATATATTTTCTCCTAGACTTTCTTAACTTGTTTTGGTGGTAATTTCAACCCCTGTGATAAAGGCCCCTTTTTAGGTGGCACTGCCCACCATTTAAAACCAGGATTAGTTTTTTTTACCAATGTTGGGTTTTTTTTATTTGTTGGTTTATTTTTTATACTCATATTTACTCCTTAATCCTGTTATACCACCTTCTGCAAATCCGATAGCTTTTTTATTTTTATTCATAAAATTAGCTGTTTCTTCTATGGTCATTGGTTCATCGGGGTTCATACCTCTAAATTCTTTATTGTATCTATATAATTCTTGCGGAGCATTTTTTTTCATTTCTTGAATTAAAGCTGCTTCTTTTTCTTTTTCTGTAACTGGTTTAAAATTTAAACCTAATAACTGGTTAACTGTTGATGGTAAATTTTGTGGTAAAAGTTTTTTATAAGAATCTTTAGTTAAAATAGAATTATATATTTGTTCTGCAACAGGGCCAGATTCTGTGTTTACTTGATCATAAGTAGAGGGATAATTTTTAATTTGTTCTTCTTCAAATAAATCAAACGCAGCTTTTTTTGTATCTTTAATTGGTTGAGTTATATCTTTAATTTGTATTGGTCCACCGGATTCGCTAACAGCTAAATCTGTTTTATATTGTGCAAATTTATCTAAATTTTTTTCACCCATTGTTTTTACATTGTTGAGAGCACTTTTCATTTGTTTTTTTGCCATGTCTTCATATCCAGCACTACTTAAATCTTTATAACTTTTTTTAATGTTTTCAATATACCCTTTCATTTTAAAATTTGATTTATTTAAATCTACAACTTGATCAAAAATTTTACCGTCACCACCATTTTCAATAAATTTTGTTTTTATTTCTTCTAAGTTTTGTTTATCTCCACCCCTATAAATACCAAAAGACATAGCTTGCAACATATTTTCATACGCTTTCGCTTTACTCATCATTGGTTTATTGTTTGTATAATCTAAATAACCAATAAGAATATCACCAATACCAAAAAGTTTACCTGGTGTTTTAGCAGCCATACTTAAAGTTTTTCCTGCTTTAGAATTTGCAAATTTTTTATATCCGTCTGAATTAACAATTGCTTTTAAATCATCAGACAACATTTCATACGCACCGGCAAAGCCTGATGAAAACATTGGTTGTTTAACTTTGCCTGTTCTGTCTGTGATGTATGATTCTATTTCTTTTAATTTTTTTTTATCAAAAGGTTTAATTGATTTTTCTATTTCTTTTAATTTTTTTTTATCAAAAGGTTTAATTGATTTAAAGACTGACATGTCTTTACCAGTGTCAACTCCAGCTTCTATTAATTGTTTTTGTAACTTTTCATCAGCTAAAACTTTTTTAGAAAAATTTCCAACTTTTTGATAATCATCAATTACTTTTGTAGCATCAGATATTAAATCAGATTTTCCGACTGGTTGTGCTCCAAAGTTATAAACATAACCACCTTTTGAAATTCCTCCAAACTCTATGCCAATATTTTTTTGTAAATCATTTAAAAGTTTTAATCTTTTTTTAACATCTGGATTGTTTGGATCAATTTTATTTAATCTATTGAGTTCAATTCTAGCATTATCAAAATTTGTTTTAAATCTATTTACAGCAGATACAGTAGGTTTAACTTTAATTAAATTAATTGGATTTTCACCTTGTTTAACTTCTTTTAAAAATTGAAAAGGAACTACGTGATCTAAAGATAAACCAAGTTCAGGAAATTTTTCTTTTAAAGCTCTAGAAAATTTATAGTATTCTGATAAAGATTTCATAGCTTGTTTTTGAGCTTTTGATCCTTTTGGATAAGCACTTGCAACTAAATCTCCTATTCTTCTTTGATATATATCTTCAAAATCTGGCGCATCTCTTATTTTGTCTAAAACATTTTTTAATCTGTCTGGTTCATCATAAGGAACAACAATAGATCCTCCTTCTCTTGTTCTCATTCTATAAATATCTCCCACTAAATCAGACAAAGTGGTTTGTGTTTTTTTAGAATCTAAATTAAATCTTTCAGATATTTCTTTAGCTGTAATTTTGTCGGAGTTTTCTACAAACTTAAACAAATCTTTTCTAGTTTGTAAATTTCCTGTTTTTAATCTACCAGTTTCATAATCAAAGTTTTTTTTATAAAATTCATCGCCTTTATTTGCTTTTATCCAATCTTCTACCACACTATCAGACACACCTGCTTTTCTTGCAATTTGTGCTCTGTTTAATTTTCCTTCATCAACTGCTTCTTCTATTATTTTGTTATATGCTTGCTGATCTCCAATAGTTAAATTTTTTCCTGCAACTCTACCAAAATCTTCATCTATTTGTTTTCTTGCAACTAAAGCATTAATTGCAGAACTAATTTGATTTCTAGACAAAGATTTATCTAGTTTATTCATTTTTGTTATAATTGTTTTAATATCATCACCTGCATTTGTAGATTTTATTAAAGCATTAGATAGTTTTTCATTATTTAAAATTTTTACACCACTACTTGCTTTTCCTGGTTCTAATATGTTAGTGACTTTTCTCCACAAAGATTTATTGTCTCTTTGTTTAACTCCAATATCTAAATCAGTTTTTTTTCTAGGTTCACCAAATTTTAATTTTTTAAATTCTTCTTTTGTTAGATTATCTTTTAATAACTGTAATTTTTCTTTTGTAAGTTGAACACCTGTTCCTTGAGGAGTTGCAAAACCTGTTCTATTACCCATGGCTTCTCCCATTTGCACCGCATTTAACATCCGTCCACCCTCGGCTGCAGGGTTACGTTGACTAAACTCGAATGCTGCTTGTGGTGTTTTAATTTCAGGTTGTTTGATCTCTGAACCATACTTCACGGTCCCTGGACCATATTTCTCGTTCATCATAGCTTTGATTTTGTCAGTTTCCGCACTAGCTAGTCTAAAAGCTTCTTCGTCTTCTTTAACTAATTGTTGAAACACACCACGACTATCTTGTGAATTTAGTGCGTAGGTTTTAAACCATCCTTGTGCTTTAAAATAATCATTGCTCATATTAAGTTGGGTCGTAATCCGGTAAATTATCGCTTACAAATTGATCTGGATTTTCATTCATTTGTTTTAAAACTTTTTTCTTTTTAATAGTTTCAGATATATCTTTAATCAAAGGTTTTTGACCCCCTAGTGTTGAAAGTTCTGATGTATCTGAATATAAATCTTTAACATTACTTGTTGCGTTTTCTCCAAACTCAACCTGAAAGTCATCTGGTGCATACATTTGTCCTTCTGGAACAGATTCAACTGCTTCAAACTCATCCATAGGTTTAACACCTTTAGTTCCTTCATCAGCAACACCTGGAACGTATCTCATGTTAACACTTTCACCAAGTGCAGTGTTACCACCAATATAATCTATATCAATCTCACCAGTTCTTGTGTCATAGTAAACATCAACTTTACCAGTTGGTGTATCTAATGATTTAACGACCTGACCGTCTTTAACTGCTTGTTTTGATATATCTGTACCTTCTCTAAGTGCTTTATTTACTAATGGTTGTAGCCACGCCGGTGCGCCTGAGCCACCTTCTATAATTACTTCGTCAAGTGCTTTTTTGCTTATAGCCCCTGATTCTTTGCCAAACATTTTAGCAAGTCCTGTTTTAAGAGCTACAACACCTGCTGCAGTTCCACCTAAAAATTTTAAAAACCCTCTTCGAGCTATGTCCACACCTTTACCACCCGCATAACCCTGTCTTAGGCCAGCGATACCGCCGTCTGCAAAAGAACCCATCTCAGCAGCGGTTCCTGATCCTTCCATAAAATCTTTATCTTGACCAAAACTAGATTGATATCCACCTGTGTTGTTTGCTTTATTTTGCGCAGCCATTGCAGTTGTTTGTTGTCTTTGAGATGCTTCTGCTGCTTTAGCTGCCTCTGCTGCTTCTATTTGTTTAAAAATTTCTGTTTGTTGTTTTATTTTTTCTTGTTTTTTTTTATCAATATGTCTCATTTTCATATTAATTTCATCTTCTTCATCTGTAGGATTAAGTTTATCGTAAATACTTTCTCCTAATGTTGTACCTAAACTTTGTATACCTCCTTTAAGTGCACCTCCCATCATAGTTCCAGGTTTTTGATCTAAAAATTCTTTTCCAAACGCTCCTAAATTTTTTCCAAAGTCAATTGCTCCTTGAGTACTTAAACCAAATTCTCCTTGATAACCTTTTTTAGAATATTCTTTTGCAGCATCTACAAAGTCATAAGCAGGTCTTCCAACAACATTACCTACAGCGCTTGCTACAGCCGTTACTGGATTTGATGCTTTATCTACCATATCTTTTGTTGAAGCAGCTGCATAATCAAATTGACTTCCAGTAAAATTTTTATCCATATCAAAAACCGCTGCATTGTGTTCTGGTGTAAGACCTAAAACAGATAAACCCGTATTATAACCAATTCTACCCCCGTCTGCTAGACCTGCTAGACCTGCTAAACTTTTTTTATCTCCGGTTTGTTGTTTTAAAATCATATCAATTTTATCTTTGTTGTTTCTTATAATCTCAATAACAGTTTCTCTTTCAACACCTTGATTTCTTAGTATGTTGCCTTTTTTAATCATTTCGTTGTATAAAAATTCATTACTATCTTTACCTGTGCCGTACATACCTTGTAACAAGGTCATTGAATCTTTTTCAAACATATCTGGTGTATAGGGTTTAGATGGTGGAACTAAAAGTCCTTCGTTAAAAGGTATTCTAGTATTGTCATTATCTTCACCCAGTAAATAGTTTAAACCTGTAGAAGTTGTTGCTTGTGATCCGGGGGCCGTGAGTCTTGTTCTTCCCATCAAGGCATCCGAACCATGGCCAATGTCTGACAGATCAGGTTCAATTACTGACTGACCTGACTGACCGCCCATGTAAAAACCAGCACGTCCGCCAGTTGCCATTTTTGTTTCAGGTTCTGATTTTAATATTTCTATAA